CCCCCCATAATAAGGTATTACTATTGGGCAATCGTACCAATCTAAACTAGGCACTAGCAGGTTTTACCTTTGCCATCTTACATATCTTAGAATAGATTCTCGCTTCTAATTTATGTGTTGCCTCTGCTTTTCTATCCATACCATGTGTTGCTACGTTTGTTGCTACGTTAAGTAAATCCCACAGATTATTAGGACTTTCTGCAATCAATAGGTTTGTAATGTAATCGGATGATTGAAGTGGAAACATCTTAAGTATATCTACAATATGAGAATCTCTTACTTTTGTATCATAGATAGCAGGAAAATCATTCTTCATAATCATCTTTGTTTTCTTTATTGTTTCTTCAATTACACCATCAATGTCTTTCAATTCCATGTTCTGTATGATGTGCTTGTTCTTATATTTCTCAGCAACTACACCAATTACTAATCCATTTGTGCATACTAATCTGAATGCTCCACCCATAATATTTAATCCTATTGTACCATCATAACTATTTTGCCAGACTATTTCTGGTGTACATATATCTCCATTGCTAATTTTTACTTTATGATTATCAAATTCATATTTAATAATACTCCTTGCTCCTCTACCAAACGATTGTACTTCTTTAAGTTTACCACCTTGCTTTGTGATAATTTTATCAGACTTATCTACCACCATAGAATTGCTAACCAATTGATAGTTATCAGTCATGCAAGAAAGTATCTGTCCAGTATCTTCTCTCATAATAAACTTATATCCAGTATCTTTAGTTGATTCTTGAGTGTAGTTTTTATTTTTAGGGAATTTTCCTATAGCAGGTATTTCTACGACAGGAAACATTATGTCTTGTATGTTTGCTTTCATTGTTACTCCTCTACTTTAATAACTGGCGGAACTCCACCAATTCTTTTACGTTCTAGTTCTCTTATTGCTTCATTGTCCTTACCTAATGTTTGTATTATACTTTTTAGATAAGCAAATCCTTTTCCTTTATTATGATGTCCTGCTTGATAGTATTGTTCTATACCATATTCAACAACATCATCTTGAACATCTTTAATTCCTATTAAGAATTTCCAATATTCTGTTCTATTTTGTGAAGGTATAAGGTCGTTAATAAGCATTGCTATTTTATTTATTTTTTTTCTTGTAAATTGATTTCTTTCTCTTAGCATCTCGGACATTTCTTTGCCCATTTTATTTCCCCTGTTATAAAGATCAAATCCACAAGATGGGCATTTACTAAAACTAACTGTTTTATAGCTAGGCATTAGTATCTACTCTTTTATCACAATATCTTTCTACCATTTCTTCCATATGTAATGTTTCTTTTTCTTCATGAAATGTATTTAAAATATCACATACTTCTTTACTTCTGAATCCATCATCACCAATTGTTATATCAACTGCTAATTTAACCTCTGCTAACGAAAATTTTTTTTCCATTATCTACTCCTTTTATCTTTTCTTTTATAAGGTTCTTTAATCCACCAGCCATTACCACCTTCTCTTAAAAATTCTTCTTTATCTTTAAGATATTTAGGATCTTTTAATGTTTTATATTGAAACTTAGCTCCTTTCTTTTTTCCTAATTCTTTTGGAGCTTCAGTTATTTCTTTGCTCATAGATTATTCCTCTTCATCAAATGGTGATTTATAATTTCTATCTAAAACTGTTCCTTTAAATTCTTCATCTGCTATTTCTGATAGTTTTTTGTCATATTCTACTATTTCAGCTTGCATATCTCTATGTCTGTCGAGCATTTCTTGTTGAGATTTTAGATTTTCATCTTGAGCTATTCTTTCATCTTCTAATAATGCATCTGTATCTTTATCTCCTGTAATAACTGGTACATTAAATTCATCAGCAGTGGTAGGTTCAAAATCAAGAGCTGTTTGTGCAACTACTTTTAAATGTATTGCATTTGCCTGATCTGATGCTCCTGCTATAGCTTGTAAAGCTTCTTTATATTTTAATAATTTATAATCCATATTATTCTCCTATTATAGTTACTACTGTTTTTAAGGCCCACTTGCGCTCTCCTAAATAAAAAGGGTCATCACCTCTATGTTTAGTACAATATACTGCAGCAGCACAATCATTTTTATCTAACAATATTGCTTGTGTATCTGACTCATAAACTTGCACAAGTTGACCTACGTCAATATCTTCTAAGTATGATGTTCCTTTTGGAGATTTCCAAGTAGGTTTATCTTTTAATGCTTTAGTCGCAAGTTTTGCAATACGGCGCTCTACCTTCTTCCAATAATCCATTGTATTCTCCTTTTTTAATTAAGTCATTTTTTATTTCTACTAATTCTTTTCTTATTATTTCAAATGATTTACTAAACTCCATAGAACTTAAAGATTCACTTGCTTTCTCAGCCATAACAAGAGCAATTATAATGTGATGTATTTCACTAATAGTTAATTTTATTTTAGCATTTAATACTTTATCCTTATCTATATTCATAACACAACCTCATTCTTTACATATGGTGTTCTCATCGGGTTTATTCTTTTCATTATTGATTTAGGTATATACCATTGTGTACCTTGACCATTATTAGCAAGTGAACCATTATTCATTAATTTTCTTATTCCAATTTCTAATGATATTTGTTTTGCATGATCTTGAAATATAAATCTTTTTATTTTATTATCTTTTGCATATGCTAATAAACTTATGTCAAATCCAAGTTGTTTATCTTTCCACATAACAGCACTATGAAATGAAAAATCTCTTATAAGTGCGTCACCAACATGCTTACCTATAAAAGTTTTTCTGTCATTTATATATGTATATATTGCTTTATTTTTTTTCATTTAAATCTCCTTTTTAAAATGAGGGCGGCGTATGGTAGTAGAAGGGAGAGATGATAAGAGACTAAATAAATATTACCGCCCTCCCTAGAATATAATACCCTTTGCCATTAATATAAAAGAGGTAGTTAAAATATTATGCTCAGCCTCAATATTAGCGCCAACCAACATTCAACTATACCATCCTATCAAAACAAACCACATAATGTTTATTTAGGATTAGAAAGGACACAATATAATAACTACCTTTTTATTTTATTTACTATTTAGAATGGTACGTCATCATCCATTTCTTCTTGAGAGATAGATTCTCCACCTTCCCAAGCTTTTATTGTTTGGACTTTGAAGACAGACCTTCTTTCTTGTTCATTAGGAGGAAGATGTTGAGTGGCTTTTGTTGTATATTCTTCTCTTTTAAGAACAATATTAACAGGCTTACCAATTACATCTTCTTCTTCAATAAGAACAAGTTTTTTTACTTCCTTACCATCTATTTTATCTGTTTCTAAATCAATACCAAGCTCTTCTAATACTTCAAAATATCTAGAATTTTTACTTCCAGATGATGAATTTAGAAATATAAAGAAACCATTGTCTTTATATGTTCTACCTTTTAAATGAGAGCATTTTACAGAAGATGGGTTTCCATCTCCATCAAGTACATTAACTTTATTACCATTTTCATCTTTTACGTATTCATATCCTTCCATTTTATATACTTGTTGAAAGCATTCAGATACTTCTGGGGCTATTTTATATTCCATACTTACAATAATAGCTTGACCAGCTTTAGTATCTCTCTCTCTTGTAGAAAGACTTGATATATGAGCAGGGTATGTACCTTCCTCTACTGGCCTCCATTGTTCTGACGGGTTGAATATTGCATCTAGTTTCTTAGGCATTACGACTCCTTATTGTTTTTTTCAGTTGCAAATTTCTTTACTAACTTTTCATGTTCTGCAAGAAATTTTATACCTTCTTTTTTGAGAGTTAGTCCTTTACCATTTCTCATATAAAGCATTGGTATAACATCCTTACCTTCTTCTGTTTCAAAAACGAACATCGGTTTAGACTTACGTTTGCTTACTCCACCAGATTTTTCTAATGAATTAGCAGCTGCTTTTGATAGTACGCCTTTCTTTTTCAGTGCTTCTATGTTGCTTTGTTTTTGCATTATTGTCCTCTTTTTCTTTCTGTTATTGTGAATGTATGGAATGATGGATTAACAGTTATTTGCCTATCTGTAGAAGTTTTAAACACCATCATAGGCTTACCATTTAATGGCCTTGTACCAAGATATTTAACTCTAACCCATTCTGTTCCATTGCTTAGACCAACTGTATAAAGTTCATTCTTTATTAACAGTTCATCATTATTAGTATTTGTTTTTACTGCAATCATACTGATTCTACCTCATCATTTAGTTTTTTATGAGAATCTACTTGTCTTTCTAGCTTGGCAAGAGAAGAATTATAATTAGCAGTATTAATAGACTGATCTTCGATTAATTTTCTTATATCATCCATCTTATCTTCTCCAATTTCACTAGCTAATACAAGAATATCACTTTTTTGTAAATCACTTAATTCCATATCATCTACTTGATTGCGATATACATCATCTGCAATATTTAAATAGAAATTAAATGCTTTCTTGATTGCATCTGTATTAGCAGCTTTAACATCATTACCTATATCTACGAATGAATCTGTTCCTCTTTGTTTCTGAATGCGATGAGCTGCTGTCATATCACCAGTTCTCCAAATACCTTCATCATACCACTTAAGTCTACCATGAATAACGAATGCTTCACTACCAAGAGTCGTATGTTTAACAATTTCCCAGCTCCAACCAGGATATTCTTTTTCTGCAATTTCTCTCATATATGAATATTCTACATAATCCATACCCATTTTCTTTTTAACAAATGGTTTAGGTGTTTTTATACCTGATACTTTTTTATGTTTCTTTGTTATTTTTGCTCTAATAGTATCAACTACTTCTAATGAATCTGTTGATATTACTACTTGTTTATTATCTGACATTATAGTTCTCCTTATTTTAGTTTACTTGGACATATTGTTTTATAGTTACAATACTTGCATTCCCAGTCTTCATATGGTACTCCCAATTGCCAACCGGGCCTTAATTTTTCTTCAAACAATCCATCTTTCATTGTTTTGGATATTATTAATAATTCATCCCAATAATCTGTTGCTTTTTCTATCCATTCATCTGCATATACTTTTACTTCTCGTATCATGCTTGTGTTTTTATTATAAAAAACTAAGAACATATTTAATTCTTTAACTTCTAATTCTTCTTTAATTGCCATACCATATGTTGCTAATTGCATGCGATATTTATCATACTCAAAGACAGGTTGTCTATTTTTCTTTATACCAAACATTGTAGACCACTTATAAGCAGCTGTTGTTTTAAGGTCATATAAATAAAAAACACCATCTTCAGTATATTCACCAATATCAAGTGTTCCTGTTACATTATATTTATCAAGATTAACCTTATGTTCTGAATATAATACACTATTGTCTTCTTTATTATTTTCTATATGGTATGTAACTGCATGTTCAAAATCTTTATGTACAATAGTGCCTAGTCTTAATACTTTATATGAAGATTCATCCATACTATCTTGTGGATATTCTTCAAGTCTATACATTTGCTTACGATAGCAACTGCCAGCAGAAGATGCATGAAACTTACCATCATTTCTTTCTTCAGCATTTTTATTGTTTTTATATTTTAAATAATCTATGTATATAGAATGTATATCCATAAAGTCTCTCCTACTCTTAAATTTAATAATAATAAAGGTTACAGTCAATGATATAATGCAGAATAGAGCCCCAACAAGAAGGAAATGAGAAAAAGGGCCCTACTCTGCGCAGTCTCATAGCGGAGACCAATTATTTTTTTATTTGTTTCATGTTTTTATAGTTTCTAACTATTTCTATGTCAACAACATAGCTTTCATGACAATGAATACAATGCCATACTTCCCATTCTACTGCATCTCCATAACTATATTCTAGTGTATCACCATAAGATTCATCTGTGCAGCATTTATTTGGTTTCTTATCTGTTGTTTCAGGTTGTATCATCATTCGATCTCCCTTGTGTAAACAAATTCAAAGTCATCTATATCCTCAATACATATACATACTTTTTCATCATGTTCATCAGATTCTAAATCTCCACAACCACCTGCATTGTCTTCCCATCTTTCTTCATTATTATTTTTTACCCATTCTTCAGGTGTTAAATCTGTTGTATCACAAAGATCAACATCTCCAGTTATATGTGTGTAATAAACTTTAAATGCCATTATTTACCTCTTATCATTTTCTCCATCATTTTTTTGCTTTCTAATGGTGTTACATTTTCATTAAATGCTTGCTCAAACTCTATTGATTTGTCTAAGTCAGTATCCCAATCCCAAGTAATACCATATAGATAAGTACCTTCTCCATCAGGATAATCCCAATTAAGACGTATATCATACATATCATCTTCGCTATGCAAACTAATCATCCATTTATCTCCAAATGGTAAATCTTGACCATAAAACATATCTCTTAACATTTTTACTGTTATTTTATGAAATGGTAAGTCTTTTATTGCATCTTTCCAAAATTTCTTCATTTTATCCTCCCCATGTTACTGTTCCATATCTATCACCAAATAATTTAGAACATACTCTACAATTTTTATGTATTGGTTTTGTTTTATCTAAATCAGCTACTCTTGATGTATAGATTCTTTTAGAATTTACTTCTTCATGTTCCATATATTTCTGCTCACATAGTTTACAATAATATATTTGACTCATGATGCAGCTAACCCCCAAAAGAAAAATGCTTTAATATTTCTTTTACCTTTATATCCTCTTTGTTCTTTAATTCTTTTAAGAATTGCTCCTTTTACTTCAATGCAATTCCATGCTCCCCATTTAGTTCCTTCAATAGTTTTATCATAAAATTTTTCCCATGCTTTAGTACCATATCTAGGATGTTTTGTTATTATTTTAAATCCATCTGATGTAGATATTGTACCATTGTATCCATCATGTCCTTTTTCATACTCAGCTTCTTTAACAGATTCTGCATATGCTTGATTAGCATCTCTATATCTACCAATTTTTAATACTGAACAATTATGTGCTCCCATGTTATTTTCCTTTTATTGTTATTTAAAATTTAAGTGGGGACTGAACTCTTAAAACAATCCCCACTATAGCCTATCATTTAATCTTAACTGTATACGCTACATCTATTGTTATTTATTACAAACTCCTGTTAAATAAACTGATGATTGCAAAAATACATCTGATTGTAGTCGCAGGAGATATGATAGGCTATTTTTACACTAACTCACAACCCTTAGTCGGCGTGTTCGAACTTTGCTTGTTAATGTAAGCTAGTGTATAAATAATAGGCTCTGGATAGTTACAACAGCAGTGATGAAGGTTCCTGTACTCGCAACGTCTTACGATGTGGTTTCCTATGTGCTATACACGCGTCACCAGAAGCCTAAATTAAAGTTAAGAGGGTTGATTATTATGCAATTAGATGACTCGAGTCCTTTATAAATGGATACCTAATTACTGCTTTAAAACCCTTAAAGTTTATAAAGCACAACCCTCAAAATAAGGGATACTTACTCACTCGCGCCGCTATATTGTATGAGAATTAGGAACGTCCTTTGGCGCATCTTCAGTATCCCCATACACTTCTTCTTTTAAAAATTTAATATATTTACCTTGACAATCATGACTATAAGGTTTTTCAATGATCTTAATAATATCTTCAGCATCATCAAATTTTTCTCTTACTCTATATTTAATAAACTTAATAAAATCATCATCGGTATTAATTTGAGGAGTTATTCCTTCTATATTTAAATACATAATTATTCCTTATTTTTTACTACTAATGTGTTTTTTCCTTCAACAAATACTTCTTTTTCTTCTTCAGTTAATCCTAATACCCATTTAAGTGCTTCTATCCATCCTATATCTATTAAATAATCTCTTTGTTCTTCAGGTATAGGATTAGATAATATTTGAATAAGACAAGTTATAATCTCATCTTTTGTTTTTAATTTCATATTTTCTCCTTTAATAATTATAGGGCTGCCTGTTCACAAGGAGGATTGTTTGTGATTACATGACGTATGTGGATGACAGCCCTAAATAGTTAATAGTGCATTCTATATGCTGTAAGAGGCCCTGTATCTTCATCTTCCCAGTTCACAATGGTAAATGTTACAGGACAATGTTCTTGAACATACATCAAATCATTAAAATCAATAACTTTCCAATATTGATATTGCAATGTTCTACCATCAGAACCATTCTTAAATCTCATCTCTTTCTTATCATATCCTCTCATACCAAGCAATAGTTTAATCTTATGCTCGATAGGATGATTAGCATTATCGAATGCCATGCTTACTCTCCTTGCTCATAATTTTAATTTTACCATTACTTATATACACAACAGTATTCTTATTGTGCATCTCGACACCTATTATTTTATCAGGTATCTTTTCTTCAAGTTCTTTTAATGTTATCATTATTTTCCCTTCTTGTTAAAAGTATTTTAAAGTTTTCATCCAATACTTTACACCTTCTTCAGTATAATAATATCGAATGTTTTCCCATTCATAATGTATCTGACAATATACAGTCATACTATCTTTATCTGGCAGTCTATCATACTTGTGTTTGTCATCAAATCTATCAGTAACTATATATGTTTCACCACTATTCTTACAAGCTGTGAAACACAGCATCAATAATAATATATATTTCATCGTTGCCTCTGTAATTCTTTAGAAATTTTATTTATAGCCATTCTATATGTCTTGGCTCTTACAGTTATTACTCTGTTATAATGGTTAAATACCCATTTATCTTTATTTTGCATTATAATTGTATTCATTGTTATTCCTCCATGTTTATTGTTTAAATTTTTTGTGTCTACCTTGCCGAAGGGTAATAAAGTTTGGACTACGGCCCAGCCTCTACTATCAATTAAGATAACAACACCACAAATAATTAGGGATATGACCTGTAGAATTGATACATCAAGTGTACTCAAACTATCTTCAGACCACTGGGTATCCTAGTAACCAACTAGAACAAGGATTGGTTAAATCACAATCTTCATATCCCATTATATTATATTAAAGTTTTTGCCCAAGTTATACAAAAATCTCATATTATACGAGAAAATAACACTCTCGACACACTCAGGCACTCTCCGACAATGTTAATAAATAAGTCATAAATAATAATAAAGAGGTTGTGGGAGCTACTAAACTTCACTCCCATCCTCATTTAGATCAGATACCTACTCAGGGCTTCAAAGTTAATGGCTGAACTTCTTCTTCCTCTGCTATCAAGGATTCAAACTGATAAGCTATACATCGCTTATTGATTGCTTGAATCTTAGAATTGAGAGTCCTCTGAAGATCATTATAACTTTCAGAATATCCGCCGAATACTACATTTCTTTCACCCTTATACTTAGCTACCTTAAACTTAGGCGCAAATGAGCGCTCAAGATCAATCACCTGGTTCATAAAGAACTGTCTAGTGATAGGTGGCAAAGGTGCATCAATGTCTGAAGCCTTATCAGGCTTAGTATCTTTGCTATTCCAAGTCATTCATATTCTCCTTATTGACTTATTAATTAATTAATCAAATAAAATACAAATCAAAAATAACGTAAATTCCATTTACGAAATCCCCCTTCAAGGGGGTATCTAATGGGAAAAAGGTTACATTTCAAAATCCTATAATTTTTTTTGTAAACAACTTGGTCGTATCACTTGACTTTGATTTGACTTACATATTAGATTCTGGGCGGTGGTTGGGTTAAGGAATATATAATGTGTAGTAAGAAGGAAAAAAATGGCGGAAGAGTTTAAAGAATTATCTCACCTTAATGAATCTGAGCAAGAGGCTATATTAGAGACAATTTCTAAGTCATATACTCCAATACAAATAGATAGTAAAATATATATGATACCAGAAGCTGTTAATGATTTAATAGATAAATTAGTAAGTAAGTTAGAAGATAAAGGTTATAACGTAACAATAGGAGAGTTGTTTGGAGAAAAGAACAATTAAAGGTGTAGACCATTATGTATATGAAGATTATCAAGAGTTTAAAGAAAATTGTCCAAGTGAGGAAGTTCACGATGATTGGAGAACTGGAAACGAAGGCGATTGGGTTTACTCTGATGATGACCGCATAGTACAATTACTTAAAGTAAGTAAGAATGTCAACCACCCCGGTGACAGAAAAAACTATAAATATGCAAATGGTTGGGTAAGAACTATAGTAGGTAGTTTTTTAAATAGGCATACAGTTAAAATGGATACTGATTTCAATTCACATCCTAATAGGTATACATTTAGCAAAAATATAAAAGACACCAATAAAAGAATAAAAGAAAGAAAAAAAGTAACTAATAAAGAAAAGATGTTTGCTACTAATATTGTAGTAGGCATGGGAGCTGTAGATGCTTATAAGAAAGCATATAATGAAATGTCAACAAATAAAGCTGGTAAGAAAGCAGCGATACTACTTAAACAGGAAAGAGTTATGAAAGAAATAGAAAAGTCAGTATTAGATGTCGCTAAAGGACTTGGTATTGACCATGAATATATATTAAATAAACTAAAACATCTTGCTGATTATAGTGAAGATGATAATATTATATTGCAGTCTACTAAAGAACTGGGTAAGATTGTTGGAACTTCTGGGAATAATATAAAACAAAAAGAATTAGGCATCGTAGGGATGTTTCAAGGATTTGGTTCTGAAGACTTGCAAATAGCAGATAGAAAAAAAATGTTAAATGAATCTAACTTAGAAGAAGAAGAATGATGAGAAAAGATGATGATGGTAACATCATAGCATGTCCTAAATGCGGATCAAGAAGAATGAGGAAAGATGGATGGTCGTATTGGAAAACAAAAAAAAGACAACGATGGATGTGTCAAGCATGTACAAAAAAAACATTAAAACCTGTCGTAGTAGAAAAATCGCCATTTGAATTAGAAGAATTAGAAGAAGTAGATCACTTACCTATTGAAGAAATAATTGAACATCGCAAAAAACAATATTCACAAAAATTAAAAGCAAAAAAATCAAAAAAATTAATAAACATAAAAATAAAAATGCACGGGCCTATTGGGATACTTCATTTTGGAGACCCTCATGTTGATGACGATGGAACAGATTTAGCTGAAATATATAGTTTATGTAATCTTGTAAATAAAACAGATGGATTGTTTGGTGGGAATTTAGGCGATATTCAAAATAATTGGATAGGTAGGTTACAATCATTGTATGGGCAACAATCTACTTCAGCTAAAGAATCATGGAGACTTACAGAACATTTTGTTAATCAAGTAGAATGGTTATATCTAGTAGCAGGGAATCATGATGTATGGAGTGGAGATGGAGATCCATTAGAATTTATTATGAGAGAACATAGTGGTGTATATGAACAATGGGGAGCAAGATTAAATCTTTTATTTCCTAATGGAAAAGAAGTAAGGGTAAATGCAAGGCATATGTTTAAAGGTCATTCAATGTGGAACACAGCTCATGGAGTAGCAAAAGCAGCTCAAATGGGATGGAAAGACCATATACTTACTTGTGGACATACTCATGTATCAGGGTATCAAGTATTAAAAGATTCAGCCAGTGGATTAATAAGCCATGCAATTCAAGTAGCCTCATTTAAAATAATGGATAGTTATGCTGAAAAATTAGGACTCGATGATAAGAATATATTTAATGCTCCAGTTACAATTATAGATCCTAAATATGATGACGATGATAATAGACTAATAACTACTATATTTAATCCTTATGAAGGAGCAGAATATTTAAAACACAAAAGAAAAAAATGGAAGAAATAATTTTAATACCAAATTTATCTTATTGGGGTTTAGCAAATAAAGGCCCAAATCAACACTCACATCATCAAAGAGGTCGTAAATCTCAAAGTTATAAACAATGGAAATTTATTACAGATGGCAAATATAAATACACAGAATGTAAATGAAGCTGAAGAAGCTTTAAAACTTGCATATACAGATTTAATTGCTTTTGGTAAATTATTTTTACCTGACGATTTCCTGAGAAGTGAAACTCCATTCTTTCATTATGAGGTTGCAGATGTAATAGATGATAAGAAAGTTAAACAATCTGCTATTATTATTCCTAGAGGACATGGAAAGACTGTATTAACAAAAGCATCAATATTAAAAGACTTTGTTTTCTGTAAAAATGATTTTCTTTTTTATGCTTGGGTATCAGCTACTCAAAAGCTGAGTGTAGGAAATATGGATTATATAAGACATCATTTGGAATTTAATGATAGATTAAAGTATTATTTCGGAGACCTTAAAGGTAAAAAGTGGACAGAAGAAGATATAGAATTAAAAAATGGATGTAAACTCATATCCAAGAGTAATGTCGCTGGGATACGGGGTGGAGCCAAATTACACAAAAGATATGACCTTATTGTACTCGATGACTTTGAACACGAAGCAAACACAATCACAAAAGAAGCAAGGGATAAAAACGCTAATCTTGTTACCGCTGTTGTCTACCCTGCTATTGAGCCTCACACTGGTCGCCTTCGTGTCAACGGTACTCCTGTACACTATGATAGCTTTATTAACAATCTTCTTACAAATTATGCCAAAGCTGAAAAAGAAAATAAAGACTTTGCTTGGAAGGTAATTACTTATAAAGCATTTATAGATGATGATACTCCATTATGGTCATCATTTTTTAATAAAAAGAAACTAGAAGAAAAGAAAAAATTCTATTCTGATAGTGGTATGCCGCAAAAATTCTATCAAGAATATATGATGGAAGTCCAATCTGAAGAAGATGCTATATGGAGAAGAGACCATATAAAATATTGGAATGGTTATTTTAAAAATGAAGATGGTGTTAATTATATTGTAAAAGATAATGAAGATATACCAGTTAATACATTTATTGGATGTGATCCTGCTACAGACATAGATACTAAACATTCAGACTTTAGTGTTATTACAGTTATAGCTATAGATGCTAATAATGAATTATATGTATTAGAATATGAAAGACATCGAAGTATTCCAACAATAGGTTCTAAGAATCCAGACACAGGTGCAATTATTGGGAAAAAAGGTGTTGTAGATATAATATTAGAATTACATGAAAAATATAATTGTATATCATCTACAGTTGAAGATGTTGCTATGAATAGAAGTATATTTCAAGCAATGAATGATGAAAGAAGAAGGTTAAATAAGTATCATATTGCTGTAATTCCTGAAAAACCGGGTGGGCAACAGAAAAGAAATCGCATTTATTCTGGACTTTCGGCTCGTTTTAGTACCGGAACAGTCCATTTACGGAAAAATATGTTTGATTTGATTAACGAAATACTTACTTTTGGCCCTAAAATGGCTCATGATGATACAATTGAAAGCCTTTATTATTCACAAATACACTCTTTTCCTCCAAATATGAAAAAGGATAAAGAGAAAAAAAGTTGGTTTAAACCTAGAAGAAAAGCAAAAAGTTGGTTGGTTTCTTAGATGTATAAGTTTGGCAAAAGAAGTAGAAAAAGATTAAAAGGAGTTAATCCAAAACTTGTAAATGTTCTAAATGAACTTGTTAAGTTAATGGATGTTACTATTATTGAAGGATTGCGGAGTGAGGAACGTCAGAAGGAATTATTAAAACAAGGCAAAACTAAAACTAAGTTTAGCAAACATATTGAAGGAAAAGCTGTTGATCTCGCTCCCTATCCTATTGATTGGGAAGATAGAGAAAGGTTTCATTATATGGGTGGAATGATTAGAGGCATTGGTAAACAGCTTAAAGTTAATATACGCTGGGGCGGCGATTGGGATAGCGATGGCGAAATCAAAGATAATAATTTCGATGATTTAGTCCATGTAGAGATTAGAGATTAATGGCCCGCATTACCAAAAAATCAAAAGCGCAAGTAAATAAGCAACTATGGGATAGGTCAAATAATAGCCATAGGCAACGATGGCAAACTGTCAGTCAAAAAGGATATGATTTTTATCTAAATGAACAATTGACAAAAGATGAACTAACAATGTTAGAAGAATCTGGAATGCCTAGCTTTACTATAAATAGGATTACTCCTATTATAGAAATAATGAAATATTTTGTAACTGCAAATAATCCTAAGTGGAAAGCAGTCGGGGCAACTGGAGATGATGTTGATGTAGCTCAAGTGCATGCTGATATTGCAGATTACTGTTGGTATTTATCTAATGGTAAATCTATTTATAGTCAAGTTGTATTAGATTCATTAACAAAGGGAATTGGATATTTTTTAGTTGATATTGATAAAGATGCTGATAGGGGAATGGGTGAAGTTGTATTTAAAAAAATAGAACCATATGATGTTTATATAGATCCTGCAAGTAAAGATTTTTTATTTAGAGACGCTGTTTTTATACAAATAAGAAAAAATATATCTAGATCTAGACTTATTAATATGTTGCCTGAGCATGAAGCAAAAATTAAAAAAGTAACTAGGGGAACAGATATAGTATCTTATTCTCAAAGAGATGCTGATTTTACAGATTCAATACAACCTGAAGATATTACAATGGGGGTAAGTCCAAATTCTGAAGATGATGATATTATACCATATTATGAAACATATTCTAAAAAGAAATTTAAATATAGAAATGTTTACATAAAGATAGAACCTTCAAAGTCTGAACTTGTAATGATAAAAGAACAAGTGCAAGAAGAACTAAAGGCATTCCAAGAAGAAATAGAAGTTCAATTAATAGAAAAGCAAATACAAGTTGAGCAACAAGTCCAAGAAGGAGAAATGATTCCAGAAAGAGCCAAGCTAACAATAGAAAATTCTCAAAAAATGGCTGCTCAAGCTATTAAAGAAAAAGAAATGGAACTAATATCTCAGGCTCGTGATGAAGCTACCATCATAAAAGAACAAGTAATGTCTGAGGCTCAGTATAAAGAATTTGAACAAGATAGGAATTTTTCAAAAAATATTGTTGATTCAATTGAATTTTATGAAAATAGAATTGTAAAAACTTGTAGTGTCGGAGATGATGTATTTTTATATGAATTTACTATTCCAATAAGTGAGTATCCTATTGTACCTATTCCATATATGTATACAGGTACTCCATTTCCAATGAGCGCAGTTACCCCATTAATAGGAAAGCAACAAGAAATAAATAAGGCTCATCAGATTATGCTTCATAATGCAAATCTTTCTTCTAACCTTAGGTGGATGTATGAAGAAGGTTCTGTTCCAGAAGACGAATGGGAAAAATATTCATCTGCTCCTGGCGCTTTATTAAAATATAGAAGTGGATTTGCCCCTCCAACTGCAATACAACCGGCTGCTATTAATAATGCTTTTTTTACAGTTGTTCAAGAAGGTAAGGCTGATGCAGAATATATAAGTGGTGTGCCATCTGCAATGATGGGTTTTTCTCAAGATCAAGCAGAAACATATCGTGGATTACTTGCAAATGATGAGTTTGGAACTCGTAGATTAAAAGCATGGATGGGTAGTATAGTAGAGCCATGTTTAGAACATTTAGGCAGAATCTTTCAAATGATGGCCCAAAAGCATTATAATATTGAAAAAGTATTTAGAATTGTTCAGCCAGAAGCTGGCAATGAAGAAGAAAAAGAAGTAAGAATTAATGTTAATTTATATAATGATTATGGAAAAGCAATTGGTAAATATAAAGATTACGCATCTGCAAGATTTGATGTACGAATAATTGCAGGGGCAACATTACCATTAAATAGATGGGCATTATTAGAAGAATATTTTAGATGGTATCAAGCAGGATTGATTGATGATATTGCAATGTTAGCTGAAACAGATATACGAAATAAAGATAAAGTTGTAGAAAGAAAATCTCAATTAGCTCAAATGCAAAGTCAATTAGAATCTATACAAGAATTAATAAAAGATAAAGATGGAACAATTGAAACTCTTCAACGTCAATTAGTACAAGCGGGTATTAAAATGAAAGTTGGAGATGCGAATAATGAAATACGAAAAGATGTACTTGAAACTGAATCTCAGCAAAAACTTTTGCGAGGAATGTTAAAAGTTGAGTTTCAGAAAATGAAAGAACAACTCCAAGCCGATATGGAAAAATCGAAAGAAGATGTAGATAAGAATGAGCAATCATAATTGTTGCATTTTATTTTTCATTTCTGCTAAATTAAAACAATCTTAAAATAGGAGATAGTATGTCAGAACAAGTAGGTAACGCTCAAGAAGCCCCCGAAAGTAACAACGTACAAGATGCAGTCATGGGTGCGACACCTGATGATTTTTTTGAATCATTAGATAATCAAGTCAATGGAGGCATAATAGACGAACCAAAACAAACAACCTCGGATATAAGCGATAACACGCAGTCGAGCCCCAATGTAGAAGTTCAAAGTGAAGAGCCACAAGAAGTGGATACTTTACAAAAAAGGTATAGTGATTCTAGTAGAGAAGCAAAAAGGTTAAATGGAAAGTTAAAAGAAATTGAACCTTATATGCCGATATTAGATGCTATGCGAGAAGACCCTAATTTAATTTCTCATGTTAGAAATTATTTTGAGGGTGGAGGTCAGGCCCCGCAATCAATGAATCAACAACTGAATCTTGATGAAGATTTTGTTTTTGATGCTGATGATGCTTTTTCTCAACCTGATTCTGATTCTGCAAAGGTGCTAGGAGCGACAATTGATGGTATTGTTCAGCGTCGTCTTGGTAATGTATTAAAAAATCAAAAAGCTGAAAATGCAAAAATGGCTAGAGAAACTCAGTTCAAACAAAAGATGAATATGACTGATGAAGAATGGAGTGAGTTTACCAATTTTGCAAAAAGCAAGTCTTTAGAGCTTGAAGATATATACTATTTAATGAATCGTAAGAATCGTGATGAACAAATAGCCGATTCAGCTAGACAAGAAATTCACAATAAAATGAAAGAAGTGCAACAACAACCGGGAACACTTGCAACACAAGGTAGTACTGCAGTTGAAAAATCTTCCGATGATACAGTCTTTGATACCATTTTGGGTTCTGATAATGAACTAGAAAAGGCTTTCAGTATATAATATATATTGTCAGCCGTAACTCAAACTAAAGAGGTATAAAAATGGCTGAAAGTGTATTTGGCTTAAGTACCTATTCAGATGTAGCTCACACTCCATCGGATGGTACTTCAAAAGATACCGGTGATCTTAGGCGAAAATACAACTTTGGGGATAGGGTTTCTGAACTAGCAATAGCTCAAGATCCTTTTTTCAGATTTGTATCTAAGATAGCCAAAAAGCCAACAGACGATCCAGAGTTTAAGTTCACAGAACGTAGGCAATCTTATCATAAAAGATATGCTTATGTAATGGGAGCTGTAAACGCATCTGGGGCAGATTATTTTGGAGATTCTGAAATAATTGCAACCAATGATGCAGGAGCTGGAACTTCTGTTGCAAGTGGAGACACTGTTAAATTATACATGGCTGGGGATTATAAATCTTCAGGTAATTTACAGAACGTCTATGGTAATACTGATAACGATTGGTCTGTTGGGGCTACTGGAACTAGACCTGCTTTTTTCTTGGAAGGTCAGGTAATTAAAGTTCCTATGACAAGCGCTACTGATGGTACTTTATGGGGTAAAGATTACATCCTTGTAAAGGCAACAAAAGTGACAGATTCTTTGACTAAAGATAGTAAAGAATGTGTTTTGGTTGAAGGTACAGTTGTAAAAGCATCTTCATCTTGTGGTGAATTTGCAGGTTGGCATACAAATAATTTTAGTCCTTCTGGCGATTCCGCTGGTGACGAAGTTGTTGCTGATAAATCAATTTACAACAAACTAGAAAGTGCTCGTTCTTATGTAGTTGGTTCTGCTCATGGTCAGGGATCTGGATACCCAGAAACTTGGAAAGATCAACCTTTCTCAACCGGTTTTGGTCTAACTCAAATTTGGAAAACATCTATGGCAATGGATAACACAACTCGTGCTACCGTTCTCAAGTATGAACCAAATGAGTTTGCTAGAATCTGGCGTGAAAAGCTGATTGAACATAAGTGGGATATTGAAACATCATTATTATTTGGTTCTCAGGGATCAGTTGATGATATTCAGTATACCGAAGGAGCTGTTGATTTTATTACTAATTATGGTAATATCTTTAGCGGTTCTGGAATGGGTGGATCAGGCACAAAGGCTCAAGATGATTTTCTTGATGACATGAGTAACTTTCTCGATCCTCGGTATAACAATGCAAATGCTACTCTATTTATGGTTCCAACTGATGTATATAATTGGTTGCATAAATTAAGTGGTTACTTTGCTGCTAATATTAAACAAGTGGGTGTAGGATCTGGTAATGATCTTGGACGTGCTGACTTTAGTATTGGGAACAGGAAGAGCGTCTTTGGCGTAGATATTACACAAATTTATACTCCATATGGTGTTATGAATGTGTCTCGTAATATTCACTTAGATGGAACTACAATTAAAATGTTAGCTTGTAACATGAAATATTGTGCTTACAGACCATTGGTCGGTAATGGACTTAATCGTGATACAGCAGTTTATGTTGGAGTTCAAACTCTTGAGAATAGTGGTGTTGACCGTAGGGTTGATTTAATTCAAACTGAGGCCGGTATGGAATGGCAAATGCCTGAAGCCCATGCGGTCTGGAAATAGGAGGTAAACAATGAGTATACCTTTATATGGTCAAAACAAAGCTGGTGATGCTCTTAAATCTGCTGTAAATAGCAGTGGATATAAGGAAATAACAGTCATTACTGCTGGTGATGCTTCGCATACGCTATCAGAATCAGATGCAGGCATAATTTTTATTAATTGTGCTCTTGCGTCTGGAGCTGTTATACAGTTACCACAAGCAAAACCATCTAACATTGGGTTAAAATACAGAATAGTATTTGGTGGAACAATGGCAGCAGCTTGCTCTATTGATCTTCCAAATGCTTATTCAGCAGTTTATGCAGGTGTTATTACTCAAGAAAGATGTGGAAATGGTGCTGGTGTAGCTGAACATGCAACTAATGTAAGAATGACTACGATTGTTTGTAAACAATCTGATCAAGAAAAATCATTAGAACTTGATCAAGATGACGTAACATTTGGTGGAGCTATTGGAACTGATTTACAGTTTGAATACGTATCTCCAGATGTTGTTTTTGTAAGCGGCAAGTCTTATGTTAATGTTGCTACAAGCGCTCTTGATGGATTACAGGCAACTACATTCACAGCAACTGGATGGTCTTAATACTATAATCTGAAATTCGTGATTAATACCACGATATAAGGATGAAATAATATATGGGGGCCTACGGGCCCCTGTATATAAAGGTGAGAAATGGCAATAACAGATATACAAGCAACAGTTTTAGCAAACACTGGTAGAACTCCAACAGCTAATAGCATTGAAGATGCTCAAAGATTTGTAGTTTCTAGTATTCCTAAAAATTTATTAAGATGGGCAGTTACAGAAACAATCCCTGCTACTCATGGAGGGGATAACGATCCACAACAAGTTACTCTTCCTATAGATTCTGATAATATTATATCAGTTAGAAGAGATTCTTATGTTGCTGAAGAAGTTAAAGTTGAAGAAAGAGGCTTTATTGGTAATAGCTCAAGTCTTAAAAAAGCTACAAATGTTTTTCCAAAATATTATATAGCTGATGGAAATAGGGTAATTGTTAAACCAGACCCTGATTCAACATATAAAATTTATGTAATGTATATTGATTATTCTAAACTAGATGATGATTCTGATTTAAGAAATATAGTTATTAATTATGCAAGTTCTAAAGAATTTACTGCATTAGCGATTTCTACTACTTTTCCAAGTCTTTCTTGGGGTAAAGAAACGCCTCCTTCATTTAGTCCTCCATCTCTTCAACAACCAGATTGGGCTGATGTTGAGAATTGGATAACAACTGAAGAAGATTCAGAAATGTTAAATTCAAGAATATCTGCAATACAATCTCAAATTGCAGAATATAATGCTAAGCTTCAATCTGCTCAAGCAGAGTTCAATTCTGAATTACAAGATTATCAATCAAGGCTTAATGAAACAGTGCAATTAAATCAAGGAGAAATTGCTGAGTGGCAATCTCAAAATAGTGTTAAGTTATCCCATTATTTACAATCAGCTGCTCAACATTATAATTGGGCAATTGCAGAAATAAAAAGTTATACAGAAAATAATACTAGAACATTAGATAGGGTTTTAGAAATTCAAAGAGGTAAATAATGGCAAATGAAATAAAAATTAATTTATCAATTACAGCAGAAAAAAATGGTGCTAAATATACAAGGCAAGAAAATTTTATAGATGATATGTCTGGAGATGCTTGGGTAACGGGAGTTCAACAAGTTGGAGCAAGCTCAGAAGACATTATAACACATGAAGATATTGCAAATTATGGGTGGATATTTTTAAAAAATTGTGGAACTGATACATCTTTATATGTAGAGTTTGCTCATGATACAGCTTCTGTAGACGGTGATGATAATATATGTAGATTGTATGGAGGTGAATCATGTATTTTAAAAGCTTCATCTCAAACTGCTTTGCATGCTATATCAAGTAGTGGTACTCAAGCAGTAGAATATGCTATAATAGAATTATGACAGTTTTAGAATTAATGGAGCGTCTTGATATTAAAGAGGAAACTCTTGCAATTGCTTGGATAAAAGATGCAATCCATTTAATACAGAGCAATACAAAAGAAAAAATAGAAATAAGTAAACAAGATATTATTAAAGCAGTTGATTCAGATGATAATGTTTATATTCTTCCTAACGATCTTATAGCAATAGAAAATGTAAGTGTAAAAGATACAAGTGATGATAGATATAAAAGAATTAAAAGACTTGTTAATCAACCACATTATATACTTGAGGATGTTTCACCATGAGTAGTTATGTAGATAAAGATTATTTTTATTATTTAAGAGGTAGGGAACTTCTTTTATATAAATTACTTGGAAGTAGAAATTCTGATAGAATTACACAAACTGGAGTATTGCAATCATATGATAATGAATTAACATATCCAGATGAAAATATATCAAATGGTCTTAGAGTAGAATATACAAGAGTAAGTGAACCATTTGTTGCAGAATCATTAGAATCAACTACATCTAAAACGTCTGGAATTACTATAGCATTTGTAGATGGAGGTGGTGGTAGTGATACAATTACTGATTCAGCTAGTGGATTTAATTTTGCAGATGGAGATAAAATAAGAGTTCAAGGTTCTGCAAGTAATGATGGAGATTATACATTAAGTGGGACTGCTAATGCTGGTACATTAACTGTAGCAACTGGAACATTTACAGCCGAAACAGCAGGTGAAAGGATTACAATTACTCAAATACCTAAAGAAGTAACATCTCCAGATACTACATCTTATATTAATCTTAATAAAATGCTTTGTTTAGCAGTGGTTGATTATTGCAAAGCAATGATTTCAGAAAGAGATGGAGAAATAGATAAAAAAGAATATTACATAAAAGAATTTTATAGTAAATTAGCAGACAATGAAAGCAATAAGAGAGTAATATCTGTTGCATTTCCAATCTCGCCTTTTGCAGTGAGATAAAAAATTAACGTATTTGTATAAGGAGCATTCTCGCCTCGCATGACAAATACAAACAACAAAGGAGAAACAAATGGCAAATTTAAATAAACATAGGGCCCACGAGTCATTAAATGCAGATACTGCTGCTGATTGGGATGTCCAAAGCGCTGTAACTGCAGATACTGATGGAGTGGCAGTTGATGTTAGTTCATATCACACAATTCATTTAATGAGTGATAATGATCTTTATTTTAAATTTAATACAACAGGAACAGATTCTGATATAAGCACAGCTAATGATTTATATTTAATGGGTGGTGATACAATTTATTCATTAAAAGTACCTAGAGGATTAGGTGAATCAATATATTTAATAATGGAACGAAAAGGCGGTTCTGATGCAACTGTTAGATTGATATTATCATGAAGAGTCCAATAATTTCAACAACAGCAAGTTCAATATCATCTGGTGGCACAATATCTGGTGACGTAACTATATCGGGAGATTTAACTGTATCTGGTGGTGGTGGCTATTCTTTTAGTGAAGTCTTATCAGGTGATATGATAATTGACCAAGATGCAAATTCAGTAGCTTTAAAAATAGATACAGAGGCAACGACTGCTCATGGGATATGGTTAAACAATCCACAACAAACAAGTGGTGATATAATCTATATTAATGAAGCTGTAGCCTTAACAACTGGCTCTATTATAAGTGCTGTATC